TGTTGACTTCAAGATGAGACCTGATGTGTTGCCGGCTGTTGTAAAGGTTGCGGTGGTGCCTGTCAATGCACCACTTATATCCATCGTACCATTCACATCAATAGCAGTCGCAGTCAGATCAATCTCATCTGTGGCACCCAGAGCCAACACCGTCGCGCTAGAGCCTTGAATAAATTGGCTCGCATCGTTAAACATAATTTTGTTCGTAGAGTTTAGCGTCAAACCAGAACCGTCTGTATGCGTTAGAGTCGTATCGCCATCTGCGCCAAACGTAACGACTGCGCTGTCGGAACTAAGTGTTAAATCGTCGCCTACCGTCAGATCGTCATCGATAAATAGGTCTGGGATCGATAAGTCTTGAAACGCATCGACCATAGCAGCGCCTGATCCCGCACCGTCCGAATAAATTGCTTTCGTCTGACCATTTGCGATGGTGACATTCGCACCAGTGCCTTGGCTGATGATAATATTTTGAGATCCGCTAGTTGCATTCTCAATTAACCAAAGTTTACTGACCGTATTCGGCCCGATCGTGATGGTGCAAGCTGAATCAAGAGTGCCGGTGTATTTAAGAAAGATAGACCGGCCTGGGTCAGTAGCTCCATCAGCTATAGTGGTTGTATGAGTATCTGCATTTGTGGTGATGGCTTCTGTGCCGAACGAAAACGCTTCCGCAATCAACTCGAGGTTGGTGTTCGTACTGGTTCCCCACGTTCCTGACTCGTCTCCTGTGGCGATTTCTTTCAAACGCAGATCGTTAACATATGTTGCCATTTAAGCTACCTCTTCCCAATTAGGGGTTTGACTATTTGAAACAGCTGCCCAACTCGGTGTTTGACTGTCGTCCACGAGACTCCAGACAGTGACCGTACCGCTTTCTCCAGTGGCCGAAACACCTGTAACAAATACGTTCGTATCTGGGGCGATTGTAACTGACCCAACAGCCCCTGTGCCCTCAATACCAGTAACCGCTGTATTCGCTGCTGCAGCGACCGTAACTGAACCAACCGCTCCAGTGCCAGCAACCCCAGTAACAGAAGTACTCGCATCGCCGGTAACAGTAACCGTTCCGATAGATCCAGTGCCTGCCACCCCTGTAGGAGTCGCGGTAACACCCGTTCCTTGGACGACTGTGACCGACCCGATTGACCCTGTGCCAGAAACGCCTGTGACAGCGGCAACTGCACTGGCTGCGACCGTAACCGTCCCAACCGCACCTGTCCCAGAAACACCTGTAACCGTGACTGGACTAGGTTGACCCCAGCCGCCATCGCCCCACGCACCTCTGCCCCAGCCGGTAAGGTTAGACATTTAGGCGATACGAATAATCGCATTACTTGCGTCAGCAGTAGGGAACTGTATTGTAAAATCTCCTGACGTAGACGTTTTATCTGCACCAAAGTCTAATGCGCAAACAGAAGGATCACCGGAAGCACTATCATTAAATATTAGTGCGCCTCTTGCAGTAATGCTGCTAGATGAAAAGGTCAAGTCGGAAAAATCTGTTAAAGCAGTAGTACCCGAAGTGCTTGGGTCTACTCTTGTTAAAGAAGCACCTTTAGCGGTATACCCTGTACCAGATACTTCATTAGACGTTGTATATGCAGAGGTGCTCGCGTCTAAAGAAGCAGAACTTGTATACAAAGCAAGATTAAATGTGCTGCCGCCAGAGTTTTTGAAATTATGTACAGCTTCTAAAATTTCTTTTTTAAAACTGGTACACATTGCCGTAGTAATAGACATTACAATCTCCTAAGTATGTCGGCCATCTCTTGTTGACCCTGTAGTTCTAACTCTGCTATCAAAGTCGTTCTATCGCTTTTGATGGCTTCCTGTAAATAAAATAATACTATTTGTTCGACACTTTCTTTAAACGCTTCTGCCTGTTGTGCAATTAAAGGGTGTGATTTATTACCTACGCTTACAATTCTATCGGATGCAGATTTTGCCCAAAAGTCAGGGGAATGACCTTTTTGTTTAGTGGCAGTTACTAAAAAGTTACCTACTTCTAGTTTCGGAGCTTCCATTGTTATCCTCTATTGATATCGTATCGATATTCATCTTGAGAGCCATAACCTTGACCCAAGTTTTTAAGACCGTTTACTGCTTGTACGAATCTTTGTTCATATAAAGCTGTTTCTTGCGGGTTTTTAAGGAAGTTAGCAGCTTCTACTAAAGTGCCGTATAAAATAGCATCAGGTGCATTGTCGGATAGCCAAGTTGTATCAGTGCCGCTCGTGGTCGTAAGTGAAGCTGGCCTATATTTATAATGCAACTCGAACGTGTACGTTTGATCTGGTGTAGGCGCTAATAGAAAACTATTATCGTCAAATAGAGCGTAATACTTAGGAAGCCCTGTCGTAGATGCGTTGGGCGTAAAATCTCTTATAAAAGAAACGTGTTTAAAGAGAAGGTACGAATATACGTTACTAGAGATTACAGCGAGGCTATACGCCGCTAAAAAATCGCTAGGGGTACTAAGGTAGGTATTACTAGCTGAAGAGGTGCCTGTGACGTTTCTACGGAATACAGGTAGCTCTACTGCTTTTAATATTCTTTCTTCTGCTTCTTGTATGAAAGTATCTAATGATGCGACGAAGGTCGTTTCAGAAGATTCTACATAATTTTGAACGGCTGTTTTTAAAGTGCTTAAAGTAAAACTCATGTTATCGTCACCGTTACAGTCCCAACACTACCAGTGCCCGAAACACCTATAAAATCAGTGCCTATAGGGTCTACAACACCTAATGGTTGGCCCCCTATATTACGCCCTGAGTCGGTCGTATTGCTCGGCCCTGTAGTTCTTACTAACCCTAACTGAGCTTGTGGTAGATCTACTTCTGGTCTAGCTTGTCGTAATGCTTCAGGATCAGAAACATGGTGCGGAGGGTCTAATTGAGGATGTTTAGGCTCGAAACATTCAGGACAAACTTTAAAACCTGTCCATTCCATCCTCATATCTAAATATTTGACACGAAAACCGCAACGGTCACAAACACCGAACGCATATTTACCTACTGCGAAAGCCATTAGAGATATGTCCGTTTAGGTACTAACCTCAGCGAACTATCATCATCGTAACGTATCGCGTTAACTAAGTTCATCTCATAAAGAGGTTGTAGCATCGCGGCTTTATCTGGATTTTTCTTCATAGCTAAATAAAAAGCTAAACCAGAAGTAAGGCACGGTAAAAAGCGGCTTGGTAAATCTACGTCGTCTACTGCTGCAGTAATATCTTGTATACGTTTCCAACGGTAAGAAATAAATTTATCCGTAGAATTTTCTGGGGCAGGCCAAACGTACAGTTTTGGCGTAATGGTGCGTTCAAGATAATACTGGGTAACTCTGGCTTTCGTCAGTTTGTTAGGTATATCTAAATATTCACCGCGATCTATACGATCTAATTGAAAATCTGTTTGTATACTGTTAGTAGTTCGTCGTATTACTGCATCTAAAATATCTATATCGAATTGATTTAAATCGTAAGTCGTTTGACCTTCAACTAAATCTAAAGATACTTGTTCTACTTCCCATATTTGTATGCCTCTGTTTGACCAGTCGGCAAACATAATGTTCATAGAACGGCGTGCAGTTACGCCGTCATATCCCGTTCGATATTCTAAACCTGCTAGTTCATACGCTTCTTCTATCGCATCAGCAGCATTTAAACTAAAAGTGCGTGTGCCTGATGTAGCCATTAGCCATAGTTCTTTAAAAGTTCTAAGACAATGACATAACTATCATTCGAAGACGCACCTATAGTGGTCAGCAATATGTCGCCAGTTTTACCGCTACCGGCAGTATTTTTAAGACCTCCGAACTCACTGAAGTCCATATGACCATTACTATCTTGTGCTAGTCCTAACGCTATCGTATTCGTAGTCGCATCAAATAAAAGCTGTACTTGCGTAAAGCCAATAATTGAATGACTTACTTTTTCGATAACTACGCCGCTACAAGCAGTACCGTCCTCTCTAGCAGCTAACGCGCTAACGTCTACTTTGTTGACGGCACTTTCACCAGTGCCGTCACTGAGGTTTGTTAGCTGTATGACTGCTTTATGAGTGCCATCAGAGATAGTTGTTGATGTGACTGCATCAGCCATAACCTTCTCCTATTATTGATCAGCAAAAGCAGGCGCAGTGGTGCTCGTTACATTTCCAAAGATCTGATAGTTGGTTGTATTTAGACCGACAATAGTTATTTCAAAACCAGCAGGAACGTTCATCTGTATGCTGCTGTTTGAGCTTCCGTTAGAAAATACTGAGCTAACTTCGTTACCGTCTGTATCTAGGAAAGTAACACCACCAATATAAAAATTAGTGTTGCCAGGAGTGACAATCAGCGCGTCCGTAGCATCAGCAGCGCCACCGGCATACACAAACTTAAAAATAGATCCAGCGATAGGAGCCGGAAGCGTATAAGTATTATCTTGGCCACCGTCTGGGATAAGAAGGATTCTTCCACTATGAGTCGCGTTGGTAAGAGTTACATTACCGTCAGAAAGACTTACTGGCCCATCACCTAGTGTAACAACTTCGGTAATTGTGCCGGTCGTTGCATTTTTGCTGATTGTTTTCAGCGTACTTTCTGAACGGACTGGCCCGTTGAAAGTTGTAGTACCCATATGTTTCTCCTGTCTTGGGTTAAGTCAACTACAGTATGTAGCTGTCAGGGATAGCTGCTTTATACAGCAGAAAAAGAAAAGGGGCAACAAGTGCCCCTTTCTTAGACGAGGATTTAAGCTCCTGGAGAGCCAAAAATACCACGCCAATCAGAGAAGCCAAAGCTGTATCGCTCTCTGGCTTTATAGCGAACATTACCAGTTTCGAAGTCGCCTTCCATACTGGTCGCTACAGGAGAACGTACAAAGTGCTTCAGACCATTAGGTACGTCAGTCGTCAGGAAGAACGCATCAGTATCTGTTAGATAGTGATTGACGGTGTATCCCTCAGGAACCATACCCATGTTGCGCAGTGCGTTGATATCGTTATCAGCCGTACCGACTCGTCCTGGAGTTTCCAGCAGACGATCTGCAACGAATTGCAGCGCGGTTGGGATAATTAGCTTACGCGCTTGTGCGTTGATCTTTAGACCACGCTCATCTTCGAAAGCTGCGATATCGATCAGCGAC